TTCTATTACAAATATATACAATCAAATTTCACCAGAAGATACTGTTGTATTTAATATGGCAAATACAGGCATAGGAAAATACCAAACAGGAGAAACAGTATATCAAGGATATTCTCCTGGTACGGCAACAGCAACAGGTAAGGTTGTTGTGTGGTCTAATAATATATTGCGTTTGACAAACATTAACGGAAACTTTATTTCTTCTATTCCTGTTTGGGGTACTATTTCTAATGCTAATTACAATTTTACTGGATATAATGTAACATCACAACAACCAGTTCAGTTGGCAGAAATTATTGTTGTGCCAAATCCAACTACGGCCAATTCAAATGGTCCTTACACTTATACAACCACTATAACAGAATTCCCTAATATATAATGAACATCGGACCAGGTATTACAATTGGTAGAGGAGTAAATTTTGGTTTTGTATCAGTTGCGGCCACCATACCTTCTGATTCAAATTTAGCATTTAATTCTGTTAATTTTTTAAATCAATTTAAATTTTCATCTCCTTATACTAATACAGTAACATTTAATGCAGATGGGTCTATAAGTTCATCACCAAATGCCGGAAGTTTAACAAGATGGTATACAGGAACTCCAGCAAATGCTAGTCAATTTGAAATTGCTGTGCAAATCACCTTTCAATCTTTATTAGGAAGTCCTGCAGGAACTTTTACTATTAATGGGGTTTCACAAGTAGATGGAGTAAAAAGTTCTTATTATCCATTAACTTCTGGTATAACAATTGGTCAAACATTTTCTTCGGTAAATCCTGGTGATGAATGGTATAATGAATATACTATTTACATTAGAAAAACTGGTGCTAACGAAATTAACCGTATTGGAAATCAAACCGATATTGTTATTTAAAATATAATACATTTACTAAATAATAAACTATGAATAATTTTGAAAAAAACATGGCAGAAGTTTTTGATGTAACTCCTACTATTGTTGAAGAAAAGAAAAAAGAAACTTTACCTGTGGCCAAAGAAGCCAAAGAACAAGAACTTCAACAAGATTTAACGGATGCCTACGAACAGTCTAAAGAAAATCTACAAGGTATTATTGACCAAGGTAAAGAAGCCATGGGAGAAATACTGGAGATTGCCAAAGCCGGCCAACATCCAAGAGCATTTGAGGTGTATGGTGGAATATTAAAAAATATGGTAGATGCCAACAAAGAACTTCTTGCCATTCAAAAACAAATTCGTGAGATGGAAGGAATCAAAAAAGATTCTGCTTCCACAAATATTGACAAAGCCATTTTTATTGGATCTACTGCTGAGTTAAACAAACTCATTAAAGGTAAAGAATAATGGCTGTAAAATCAAATGATGCCTACCGTGATAACCCCTTACTAAAAAAGGTAGGTGTAGAACATAAATTTACAGAAGAACAGGTAGAAGAATACGTTAAGTGTTCCAAAGACCCTATCTATTTCTGTATGAACTATATTAAGATTGTCAACGTTGATGAAGGTTTGATTCCTTTTAAAATGTGGGAATTTCAAAAAGAGATGTTGTCACTCTTTAAAGATAATCGTTTTGTCATTACTAAATGTCCTCGACAAGTTGGTAAAACTACCACAACAGTTAGTTATCTTTTGTGGGCTACCATCTTTACCGATTCACAAAACGTAGCCGTTCTGGCAAACAAAGGTTCTTTAGCAAGAGATATTCTAGCCAAGTATCAACTGGCATATGAGAATTTACCACAATGGCTCCAACAAGGCGTGGTGACATGGAACAAGGGTAATGTAGAACTAGAGAACGGGTCTAAGGTTATTGCGGCCTCCACATCATCCTCAGCAATCCGAGGTGGTTCTTTTAACATTGTATTCTTAGATGAGTTTGCTTTCGTACCAGGTAATATTGCCAATGAATTCTTTAACTCGGTCTATCCTGTAATCTCCTCTGGTAAATCTTCTAAGATTATTATTGTTTCCACTCCTAATGGTATGAATCTATTCTATAAATTATGGATGGATTCTATTGAAGGTAGAAACAACTATAAGAATTTTGAGATTCATTGGTCTATGGTACCAGGTCGTGATGAAAAGTGGAAAGAAGAAACTATTCGTAACACTTCACAAAGACAATTTGCACAAGAGTTTGAAACAGAGTTCTTAGGTTCTTCCAATACTTTGATTTCTGGTTATAAGTTACAACAATTAAGATACATGGATCCTGTGGCTGAGTTTGATAAGATGAAAATCTATGAACATCCTATTAAAGAGAATGGTGAAGATATTAAATCAGACCATTTATATGCCATGGCAGTTGATGTGTCAGAAGGTAAAAACTTAGACTCCTCAGCCTTCTCCATATTTGACATATCAACCACACCATATAAACAGGTTGCTACCTATTCCAGTTCATCCATATCACCAATACTATTCCCTACGGTGATTGTGAATGCTGCCAGATTGTATAATGATGCTTTTGTTTTGGTAGAAATTAATAACAATCCACAGGTGGCAGACTTCATACATTCAGATTTAGAGTATGAGAATTTATTGAAAGTATTTACGGGTAACAAAAAACCACAGCAACTCTCAGCTGGATTTGCTCGTGGTATTCAAATGGGACTTAAAATGTCCACTCAGGTTAAACAGGTTGGGTGTTCAAACCTTAAAACTTTGATTGAAGGTGACAAGCTTTTAATCAATGACTTTGACACTTATTCTGAGTTAACCACATTTGAACAACACAAAACATCGTTTGCGGCTGCTGAAGGTGCCAACGATGACATGGCTATGACTTTGGTTATTTTTGCTTGGGCAACCACTCAAAAGTACTTCAGAGAAATCGTAAACCATGATATTCGTAAACAGATTCAGTTGGAAAACATGAATCAAATAGACGAAGATGTACTGCCAGCTCCCATTATTGAGACCGGTTTAGATAAACCATATGAAATTATAGATGGTGATTTGTGGGAAGCGGCAGATGGTTCGGAAGTTTATTCTGGTTTAATGAGAGATGTTATAAGGAATCTCTAAATATGGCCTTATATAAATATCTGTATGGTGTCTTAATTGCCAAATAATCAATATTCAAGGAGATAACAAATGGCATTTCAAATCTCTCCAGGCGTAAACGTATCCGAAGTCGACCTTACTACAGTCGTTCCTTCAGTACTAACTACGGCCGGTGCAACCGTTGGAGTTTTTCAATGGGGTCCAATTAATAAAAGAAAATTAATTGATAGTGAAATTACTTTAGTAAACACTTTTGGCAAACCAAATGCCAACACTTTCAAATCGTTTTTTTCATCTGCAAGTTTCTTAGCTTATGGTAACAACCTTCAGGTTGTTCGTTCTGCTAATAATACCTCTTATAATGCAGATGCAAACACCTCAACAACAAACGTTCAAATCCAAAATGAAGATGCTTTTGAATTAACTTATTTAACAAGTAATAACGGAAACACTTTAGGTGCTTTTGCTGGACGTTATGCTGGATCTTTAGGTAATTCTTTAACCATTTCTGTTGTTGATTCTGCTTCATATTCTGCTAGTTGGAATATTAACAGTATTGGTATTGCTTCATATGTAACTGGTGCTCCAGGAACTTCTACACAAGCATCTTCTGCTGGTGCTGCAAATGATGAAATTCATATTGTTGTAATGGATACTGGTGGTTTATTTACTGGTGTTAAAAATACTGTATTAGAAGTATTTCCATTTCTTTCAAAAGGTTCTGATGCTACCGATTCTTTGGGTAATTCAAATTACTACAAAAATAAAATTTTCAATGAATCAAAGTACGTCTATGCTATTGATCCTGTAAGTTATGCAACAACAAATGCTACATGGGGTCGAGCTTTAGCAAATACCAATTTTGCAACAATTGCCACAGCACAAACAGTAACATTGGCTGGCGGTACAGACCAAGACCATACCGATGCAGATATTATTTCATCTTGGGGTCAATTTGCAAATGCTGAAGAAGTTAATATTTCGCTGGCTTTTGTTGGTGACCGTACTGTAGCAGTTCAGCAAGCGGTTATTGATAATATTGCTACTGTTAGAAAAGACTGTTTAGTATTCATTTCACCTCAACTCAATAACGTTGTTAACAATGCTGGTAATGAAACTACAAGTATTAGTGCTTGGATTACTTCTTTGGCTCGCTCTTCTTCATATGTTGTGGCCGATTCTGGTTTTAAATATATGTTTGACAAATACAATAACGTTTATCGTTATGTACCATTAAATGGTGATATTGCTGGATTGTGTGTTAATACCGATTCAGTTCGTGATCCATGGTTCTCACCTGCTGGTTTCAATCGTGGTAATTTAAAGAATGTTGTTAAGTTATCTTGGAATCCAAACAAAACACAAAGAGATACTTTGTATGCTATTGGTGTTAATCCAGTTGGTACATTCCCAGGTAATGGTACAGTACTGTATGGTGATAAAACCCTACAAAGCAAACCTTCAGCATTTGACCGTATCAATGTTCGTAGATTGTTTATTGTACTTGAAAAAGCAATTGCGCAAGCTGCTAAGTATTCATTGTTTGAATTCAATGATGAAACTACCCGTGCTCAGTTTATTGGTTTGGTAACACCATTCCTTAGAGATATTCAAGGTCGCCGTGGCATTTATGACTTCCGTGTTGTTTGTGATACTACAAATAATACACCACAAGTTATTGATTCCAACCAATTTGTCGGTGATATTTACATTAAGCCTGCTCGCTCAATCAACTTTATTCAGTTGAACTTTGTTGCCGTCAGAACTGGTGTTGATTTCACAGAAGTCGTTGGTAAGTTCTAATAAATAACCACGATAATAGGAGAAAACAATGGCATTCAACGTAGCAGAATTTAGAGCCAATATGATTGGTGACGGTGCTCGTCCCAATCTATTTCAGGTTACTTTAAACTTCCCAACAATTGCAGCAAATGGTGTAGCTGCCGGACAAAAAGCCACATTTATGGCCAAGTCAGCACAGTTACCTGGTTCAACAATTGGTACAGTACCAGTCTTTTACTTTGGTCGTGAACTAAAGTTTGCTGGTAATCGTTCCTTTACAGATTGGACATTACAGATTATTAACGATGAAGATTTCACAATTCGTAGAGCAGTTGAATCGTGGATGAACGGAATTAATAGTCATGGCGGTAATGTTCGTGCTGCTGGTGCTGCCAGTCCTACAGGTTATACTGTAGATGCTGAAGTAAC